GGTATGCGGCCAAGGACCCGTCACGGCTGTTCATCGCGTTCCTGCCGCCGTCTGAGCGCAGCGGCAAAAGCGGTTCGACGATCCACGTTCCCGGCCATGTGTGGCTGGTGCACGAGGGGTTTACCATCGAGTGCCACAGCGCGTTGCGTGCGACGAAGCCGAGGCCGTGGAACTCGGCGGCGCTGAACAAACCGGCGGCGGTGGCGTTCGAGGTGCCGGTGGAGTAGGGTGCGATGGCCGTCTATCCTGCTGGCGCATATGCCTCCGCAAACATCGAGAGCCTGTATCGCGCCAACGAGGCCGGCTTGCAAGGCGGCGACATCGCCATGACGTTCATCGCATGGGTGTATGTGACAAGCCTCGATGCGACTGTATCCCGCGCTGTCATCGGCAAATGGGATTACGTACACTCGCAACGCGAATACCTGCTGAGGACAAGCGTCACTGCTACCAACAGGTTCCAGTTTTTCGTCAACCCAACTGGGTCGGCGGCATCAACATCTGTTAATGCCGATACGTTTGGCAATATACCGCTTGAGACATGGTGTTTCCTTGCGGCATATCACGATCCAGACACCAACCTGATCGGGATAAGCGTCAACGGTGGCGCGTGGGACACGGCGTCTCATTCGACTGGCGTATACGCGGGCACCTCGCCATATATCGTCGGCGGTTTTAACTATATAGGCGCCGCCGACTTCGCTCCAATGAACGGGCGCATCGCGCCGGTCGGATATGCTAATGGCTACATACTGAGCGCCGCCGACATCGCCGAACTCTACAACTCTGGGAACGGTCGGCTCTGGGCGCAACTCTCCAGCGGCCTCAAGGCCAAGTTCGGCTCGTGCTGGTGGGATATGACCGAGACGAGCGGCGACCGGGCGAGTTGGGACGGCAACATGAACCTGACGGATAGCAACACGGTGACCTACGCCGACGGGCCTATCGTGGTGCCAGAGGCCGGTTGGCGCAGGCGAGATCCGGGCATCTGGACGCCGGGGAGGAGGTGACACATGGCCGCTAGTGACGCGAAACCTGTTCCCACCAAGGGCGTGGCCTATCGCCTCTATTTCGACGTGCGCAAGGCTGACGGCACCTTGGTGACCGGATGGACCGGCGCTGACACCGAGCTATCGCAGGATGGCGGGTCGTTTGCGGACGCGACGAACGAGGCAACGGAGATCGGCACATCCGGCGTCGGCTATGTGGACCTGACGGCGAGCGAAACTAACTACGACTGTGTGGTGGTCAAGACGACGCTCACTAACTCCGGTGCCCTGCCGGTGGTGACGTACCTGTACCCGGCTGAGGCGGCGGATATCCCGGTCAATGCGACAGCTATCAGCGGCGACAGCACTGCGGCGGACAATCTGGAGGCTGCGGCAGACGGCACAGGTTACAACCTCGGCGGCGGGCAGGTCGTGGCGGCGAGCGTGACGGGCAACGTGGGCGGGAACGTGTCCGGTTCCGTCGGCTCGGTGGCGGATTACGGGACCCTGGTCAGTGACGTTGCGACCGCTGTCTGGGCCTACGGCACGCGAACTCTCACATCGTTCGGCACGCTGGTGGCGGACATCGCCTCTGCTGTTTGGGGAGCGACGACGCGAACTCTCACGAGCTACGGGACCCTGGTTACCGACGTGGCGACTGCGGTCTGGGATGCTACCACGCGCACGCTCACCGGCTTCGGCAGCTTGGTGGCCGACATCTGGGGCTACGCAACCCGGGCGCTGACGGACAAAACCGGCTTCAGCCTCAGTGCCGATTACGACGCGGCTAAAACCGCGGCACAGGCGGGCGACGCCATGACCCTCACGACAGGCGAGCGGTCGGCTATCGCCTCGGAGGTAAACACAACGCTGAGCGCAGAGCACGGGGCAGGCTCGTGGGAGAGCGGCGGGGCAGGCTCCGGAGCACGGACGGTGACCGTCACTGTCACCGACGGCACAGACCCGCTCGAGGGGGCACGGGTGCGCCTGACGCGCAATCTGGAAAGCTACGTGCTCTCGACAGACACCAGCGGGCAGGCGGTGTTCAACCTCGACGACGGCACGTGGCAGCTCGCTGTGACACTCGCCGGCTACCAGTACAGCGGCAGCACTATAACGGTGAACGGTGATGAGAGCGTGGCGGTTGTCATGACCGCTGTGACGCTACCTCCGGCCTCCGACCCAAGCCTTGCCAACTGCTACCTCTACACCTACGATGCCGAGGGCGCACTGGCGGGCGGCGTCGCTATCACATTCCGTCTGGTTGCGCCGCCTACCGGTGACGCGAGGAGCTACCCGCTCGACACGTTCAGCGCGGCGAGCGATACCACCGGCCTGCTACAGGTAGCACTACTGCGCGGTGCAACCTACGCGGCTCGCCGGGGGAACAAGGGCAGATGGTACGAGTTCACCATTGACGCGGACCCGTACGCGCTCCCGGCGATACTCGGATATTTGGGCGCTTGACAGAACAAATCCGCGCGTGTACGCTAACAAGCGGGGTGATAGATATGGCAGTCACGAAAACTGACAACGGGCGAGAGTACACCGCAGACGCCTATCTGGTTGTTCCTGATCCAGAGCGGCCCAGTACGTGGAAACTGCGCGTTGAGGAAACGCCGGGCGAGGTCACCGTGGCTCAGCTCGGGCGTGCTGCAGCGGCGCTCGGCCCCGGCTATCGCGGACAGCGCGTTGACCTGACAACGGAACAGCGCCGCGCCGCGGCCCGCAGGCTCATCAGCCTCTACCACAAGCTTGATGTTGCCGACGACGAAATCCCGGATTACCTGTGGGATATCGCTGGCCTGCAGCCGAAGATGAGCGCAGTAGAGGACGGCTACATCGTCCGCGAGGCTGACGTGTTCCAGGCCGGAAACTATCCGGATAAAGGGGTGAGCGTCACTCCCGAGGACCTGGACAGGCTTGCCCAGACGGATGAGGCACCGGTTCGGGTGGAGCATGGCGACATCGAGATCGGCAAGGCCTACGGGTTCCGACGTGTAGGCGATTGGCTGAAGGCGACGATTCGGGTGCTACCCGAGGCCTGGGCGCTGATTGAACGCGTCGGCGTCAAAGGCGTGTCGGTGGCACTGAGCAGAGATTTATCGCGTATCCTCGAAATCTCATGGGTGTCGCGTCCACGCGTCGCGGGCGCGCAACTGTATTCAGCGGGCGACGCAATCACACTGGCCATCACGGATAGGAGGGACAGGCCGATGGGTGAGGAGAACAACAACGCGGCGACAGCAGCGCCTGCAGCGGAAACAATCGAGGCGCTGAAGTCGCAACTCGAGGCACTCCAGCAGACGATCGCGCGCGAACGTGAGGAGCGTGAATCCGAGCGCCGAGCGTTTGCAGCGGAGCGCGCGCGCATCGAGGTGCAGACCTACGTGCAGGCGGGCAAACTGCCGCCGGCATGCGCCGATACCGTGGCAGCACTGCTTGCAACCGATGCGCATGTGCGGTTCGGCGAGGACGAGAAGCCCGTGGCAGCACTCGTGCGTCAACTGATTGATGCGCTCCCGACGTTTGGGGCGACCGCTCCAGTCCAGGGCGTGCAGACTGCCGACGAACCGGCACTCTCGCCTGAGGCGGAGCGGGTTTGGGCGAAGCACTTCCGTGACCGCGACAAGACCGAGTTCGCGCGGGCCTTCAACGCGGCGCGGACAGTCACTCGGGAAGGAGGTAACTAATGGCAGCAGCAACTCTGTCAGCAAATCGTGACGTTCGGCGTCAAGACGGCAAGCTCGTGGCGCACAAGATGGCCGCGTCAAAGACAATCTACAGCGGTGCTCTGGTGGCGACCGCGAGCGGTTTGGCGGAGGCGTTCACCGACGCCGCGGGCAAAACCTTCGCCGGCATCGCCGCGGAGAAGAAAGTGTCGGCGGCGTCGGGCACCTACACCGTCAACGTCTGGAAGTCCGGCGTGTTCCGGGTCGGGTGGTACGACGACGACGCCATAGCGCAGGCCGACGTTGGCACCGAGGTCTACGGGGCATCCGACGCTACGGTTTGCCCGAACGCGTCCGGCAGCGGTGCGACGAAGAAGGTGGCTCAGAACATCAAGGTTGGCGTTGTAGTCGGCCTTGAGTCCGGCGATGCGCTCGTCCGCATTGACGGATACGCGAAGTAGGAGGGAGAGAGATGCCTCTCGTAACGGCAGACTATGCACAGATCATCGCCGATGCGCTGCGTGCTGATTTCGCGCTGGCGTACGGGCAACCGAACAACACGGATGCGATCGTCAGCCGCATTGCCTCCGTGATTGACAGCACCAGCGGCACGCTCGACCTGTCCGTTCTGGGTCAACTGCCGCAGATGTCGGAGTGGGTCAGCGAGCGTCGCATCCGTGAGCTCGCGGCCGGCAAATTCACCGTCACTGACAAAACGTGGGAAGCGACGGTGGGAATCCCGCGGCGTGCTCTTGAGGATGATCAACTCGGTCTGATTCGGGCACGTGTGAGTGAGCTTGCTACCGAGGTGCGCAGGCACAAATTCCAGATCCTCTCGGAGCTCCTGGCAACCGGAACCGCCCAGACGTGCCTCGACGGCGGCTACCTGCTGTCGGCGACGCACGGGGAGAGTGGCACGAGTCAGTCTAACCTCACCAGTAATGCACTCACCGTGGATAACGTGGCAGCGGGTATGGCAGCGATGATGGCCTTTCAGGGCGATCAGGGCAAGCCGATGGGCATCATGCCCGATGTGCTGTTGGTTGGACCGAAGCTCTACTTCGCGGCCAAGCAGATTACGACGAGCCCGAACCTGATCGCTATCGGTGTCGGCGGCTCGGCAGCAGTCCAACCGGCGGCGAACGCAATCGCGGGGCAGCTCGAGGTCGTCATGTCGCCCTATCTGGTGGGTGCCTACGACGACTACTGGTTCCTGCTGGACACCACTCGGGCAATCAAGGCCGTCATTCTGCAGCAGAACAGCAACGCGCCGGTGGAGGTCACGACGTGGCAGCCGAACACGATTGATGTGATTAACTTCAGCGTGCGCGCTCGGTACGTCGCAGCGCCTGGTTTGTGGCAGGCTGTGTACGCTGGAATCCTCTGATGCGGGTGCTGGTAACGGCGCACGTGCACGCGGGCGCTCCGCAGCTCCCTCTGTGGAGGCACGGGGTGACCATCCCCGTCGGAGCGCCTGCCGTGTACGACCTGCCTGATGAGATGGTGCGACTGCTGCAGGCGGACGATTCGGTAACAGTGGAGGTCCTCGATGGCAACCTATCCAGCAACGCTGAGCGACCTGCGGCAGCGGGTAGCGGGGCTCCGGTGGCTCGAGTCGCGTCCAGACGCCGAACTGCAGCAGGCGCTCGACCTCGCGGATAGCGACCTGCGCCTCCGCATTCCGGCGCTGGCTGACGGTGCCGGCAGCGTTGCAACGGCGGCGTGGGGGCTCCACCTGCTCGCCGCCGAGTACCACCTGCGGCGTCGGGTGGAGCGGTCGGGAGATGCCTCAGTACCAGCGGCGGACCTGCTTGAAATCCGCGACAGCCTCGAACGCGGGATTGAGCAACTGCAGAGGGCTATCGCCTGGAGCAGCACTCCGGTTAGCGTGGAGGCGCTGAAGAGCCTCGGCGAGGCGGACAGCTACCTGCTCGACACCGACGACGACGAGGACGACGACAGTGGTTAGCGTGCGGATTGACGGCGTTGAGGGGCTCCTGCAGCGTCTCGGGGCGCGTGCGGCGGCCATGGGCAGGTTTTGGCCTCGCTTCGCGCGCACGGCACAGCTGCTGGTTGAGCGGGAGCAGCGGAGGCATTTTCAGGCGTCGATGAGCCCGCAGGGCGTGCCCTGGCAGCCGCTGTCGCCTGTCACTATCGCACTATCCCGATACGAGGCGCTCCAGAAGGTAGGGCCTGGGGGCCGGCTGCGGCGTTCGCGGCGCGGGCGAGAAACAGCCATCGGCAGGGGACTGGGGGCGCAGCGGACCGCCGTCGTTCGGCGAGGAGAGGGCAGCAAGCCGTTGATTGACACAGGCCGGCTCATGGCGAGCGTCACCACAGGCGGCGAGGGAGCGGTGCGCCAAATCACCAGTGATAGCCTCGCTGTCGGGACGCGGCTCCACTATGCGGCCATCCATCAGACAGGCGGGCTGAAGGTGCTGACAGAGCAGGAGAGGCAGCGGATTGAGGCGGCGACGGGCAGACCCTTCCGCAAGCTCTTCGTGGCTATCCCGGCCCGTCCATTTCTCGGCCTCTCGCCATCGGCCAAACGCGAAATCGCGCAACTCGCAGCCCGCAGGATAGCGGAGGCGATGTCGGGGCGATGACGCTGACCGAGGCGCTGACAGCGTGGCTGGTGGAACGGCTGGGCCTCCGATATGCTGGACCGGAATGGCCGGCGACGGAGGACACGTTGCCTGCAGCAGTCGTGGAGCCTGCGGTTGCCGAACCGCCGATGACCTGCGGGGGAGAGGTGGGATTGAGACACAACGTTACGCTGGTGGGCTCGGTGGCGGGGGCTCCTGACGAGGAGGCGCGGGCTGAACTGACGGAACTCGATCTGGCGTTACGGGAGGCGCTGATCCGGCAGCGGACACCGCCGACCGGGGCAAGCTGGACGCACATAACCGGTGAGCAAATCGAAACAACACCTGCCGCCAGTCGGTGGCAGATAACGGTATACGGATAGGAGGTGCAACATGCCGAACACGATGCGCGCGATTGGCGATGACGCAACGCTGACCCTTACCGACAACGGGCCGCAGGACGGGACGCCTGCGGTAGGAACGCCGATTGACGTGACCGGCCGCCTACGGAGCGTGGAGATAACGCTGACCAGCGACGAGATCAACACGGGCGGGGCTGGCTCAGGTCCGCTGAAACGCACGGTTGATAGGGGCTGGACGTTGACTGCTGAGGTGGTGATCCAGATCACTGGACTGGATGCGCTGACCAAGGATCACTACGTCACAGCGGAATACAAGGTGTACAGCGGTCTGGCATCGCCTGCCTCGTACGCCGGTGTGTTGCGGGAGGTCCGGATCAGTTCGCGTACTGGAGACGTGGCGACAGTCACGTACACGATCACCGGGCCTGCGGACTACACCACCTCGTGATGGGGGCAACAGTGGCCACGCTTGAGCAACTCGTTGCGGCGGTTCCGCAGGACGAGCAGGAAACGGTTGACGTTGACATCAGCGACGTGGTGGGGGCGGAGCCTGGGACGATTGTGTTCCGGTTCGGCAGGCCGAAGGTTAGCACGCTGTATCTCGCGCAGCGGGATGCTGAGCGGATTAAACTCCGGCACGCCGATTGGGACCTGAACCTCTGCGCAACGGTGGCGTTCCTGGGGTTGTGCTACGCGGGTGAGAGGGATGGGCCGCCGACCCTGGCGTTTGAAGCCCTGGTAGAACGCAACATGGCAGCCTGGATAGCGCTCGCTACCAGGGCGCAGGCCGCGATTCCAGGGCTCGACCTGCTGCGCCGAGTGACGGAGGGCACAGCTGAGGCGGGGGAATCCTCAGCGGAGTGCGAGGATGGCTCGTTCACCTCTGCCTCCGCTACCTGCACAGACACCCAAGCGAATGCACCGAGCTCGACCTGACCGCAATCGCCGAGATAGCCGTCTACGATCAACTCCGCAGACAGGCGGAGGAGGATGCGCTGAGTGACAACTGAAGAGCTCGTTATCCAGATTGTGACGCGCGGGGCAGACACGACGCAACGCGACCTGCAACGGACGCAGGCGGCGGTAGGTGGGCTCAGGAGTGAGACACAGACCCTCGCAACAGGCGTGCGCTCAGCAGTCTCGAGCGTCAGCGACCTGGGCGGCGTGTTGTTGACGGCGGCATCCAGCGCGGCGGCACTCGCCGGGGTTCTGGCGGTCGGCACGGGCGTGCGCACGGCCATGCGGTATCAGCAAATCTCCGTAGCGCTCGAGACCGTCATCGGCAGCGCAGACAAAGCGGCCATTGTGATGCAGAAACTGATTGACATGGGCGCACGCACCGCATTTGACACGGCTGAACTGGCGCAGTTCGCCTCGATCATGCTGTCCACGGGCTCGACTGCAGAAACGGTGACTGACGAACTCAAGGCACTGGCCGACGCCATGGCGTTTTCAGGCGTTCCGCGAGAGTTCGTGAGCAACTTCCTCTACAACCTGATGCAAATCCGCTCGATGGCTCGTGTCAACGCTCAGGACCTGCGGCAGATGTTCATGAGCGCGCCGGGGATCGGCAAAATCCTCGGTGCGGGCCTCGGCGTTAAGGGCACGTTCGGGATGGCCGAACTGCGGCAGGCCGCGGCGACGATGAGCGGTCGGGAGATATTCGAGGCGGTCGTTCGCGGTGCGGGGATGGTCGCTGGCGGAACGGCTGAGCGATACGGAACGCGCGTATTCGGTTTCGCCCTCGCGAACCTGTGGGAGCAACTGAACAGGGTCATGGAGCCAACGGGCCAGATCATCCTGCGTATCCTCGGACCGCTGACGGGCGTGGTGATGCAAACGGCGAGCCTGCTCGGGAACATCAACCGTCTGACGCACGGTTTCGCCGGGCTCGGCTGGATTGCTGTCGGCGTCTACCGCTACTGGTCGCTGCTGGTCGGGTCGTTCCGGTCGGCGGCTGTGGCGATCCAGCAGCTACGGGCCTCGATAGACGGGCTCACAGCCAGTGCGGCCAGAGCGTCCGGCGTCGGCGGTGCAGCCACAGGAGCGGCAGCAGCTGGAGCGGGAGCCGCAGCGGCTATCGGCTTAGGCGGTTGGCGCGGCGCACTCGGGAAACTGGGCGGTGCGCTCAGAACGCCGGGCGGGCTCGGCGCAGCGGGGGCGCTCGCGGGCGGGATCATCGGCCTGCTGGCCGGGCAGAACAGAACCCTGGAACTGATTGGCAACGCGCTCTCCATGGGCGGGATCGGCGCTATGGTCGGCAAGGTCGGCGGTCCGTGGGGAGCGGCAATCGGGGCAATCGCCGGAATCGGTCTCGCCGTGTGGGAGTGGCTGAGCCGGCAGAACGCCGAGAAGGGCACGAGCCCTGCTGTCAAAGAACAGCAGAAAACTAACGCGATCCTGCAGGACATCAAGGCCTCGCTCGTTGGTGGTGGTGGTCGTGCGCGCCAGGCTGTTGCACTCGCTGAGGCTGAGATAGCTATCAGGCGGGCGCTTGGGTGGGGCTATGCCTGATGAAATCTGGCGCGTCAAGCTCGATCATCCCCGGAGTGTAGCCGTCGAGCCCGGCTATCTCAAACATCAGCACTGCCGAAACTTCAGGCTCGAGGCGGTCGAGAACGTCTACCGCGATCCTCTGACCGGGCTCGTGACGCTCGAGCCGAACTGGCGCAGGCGCGAATGGGCTGACGACGCGAGGGAGGCGAGTTTCTGGAGGCGGAATCCTGACTACTGGCGGGCTGTGACCCGTGCACGCCAGACGCTGGCACTGGCGAACATTGTGCCGCGCACTGGTTCGAGCGATCTGGTTGAGATTGCCGTTGACGTGGCGCTGGTGATTATTGCCAATGCGGCGCCCTACACGGATTCTCTCGTCTGGGCGCTAGAGAGCCAGTCGCAGATCAGGCTCGACGAGGGCTGGGCACTGCACGTGCACGGGCTGGACGACGAGCTCGGGAAAAAACGAAACTGGCTGTACGTCCAGTGGGACAGGTTCGGGCTGCACCTCGGCGGGTCAGGTCAGGCGGCATTGTACGAGTACACGAGCGGCCTGACTCAGCAGCCGGTCCTGCGCGACGTGTGGCCGTTTGCGATGCCTGACGCTGTGCTGCAACGCGGGCTCACGATCACGTGCACGCCGATACCGTACTACGGGCTGCTGATAGGGCTCGGCGCTGGTGCTCCACGCTCCAACACGCGGAGTGGATCGGCAGAACTGCTCGCGACCGACCTGCACAGAGTACAGGTTGAGGATAGGCTGACCGAGACAGGCGTGCACTACGTAACAGACGCCTCCCCGTTGCGTGTGGCAGTCAATCAGTTTCAGCGTTATGTGCTGTCGTTCGCGACGATCACCTATCCTACGAGCGGCACTGCTGTTGACGCGCCGTTCGAGCCGGGCTACCGTCCGTCAACAACGCCTGCACTCGGCCTCGGCGTAGTGTCAACCGTTGCCTCGCAACTGATGGGCTACACGACGGCCAGTGCGCAACTGCTCAATGCGGACGGGAGCGCGTCGTGGACTGCTGGAGTGGACCGCAAGGGCCGCGTGAGTCTCAGCCTGTCCACCACGGACGCGGCCTACACTCCGTTCGTCTACGGCTGGGGTGTTCAGTGGCAGCCAGTCGTACAGAGCCGGGCGACCACAGAGCGTAGCGTGTTCTGTCGCTCGCTGGAACTCACACACTCGGCGGACGGACGCGTGGAGGGGCAGGCCACGCTGGCGCTCGATACTGAGCCGCTCATGGCGATAGGCGAGCGTGGCGATGCGACAGCTAGGGTGGAGGTGTCACCGGACGGAGTGACGTGGTCCACAGTACTGACCGGCTGGGCCAAGGACTTTAAGCTCAGATACGTCGGCAACGAGGGAGCGTACGGTCCGTACTATCTGGCCGAGGTCACGCTGACGGACGAGATGGAGCGCCTGCGCGAGGGGCACGTGCATTTGGACGGTGCGTTTGACAGGATGACGCTCAGCGACGCGCTGACGATTGTGTTCACGGCGGCGGGCTATCCTACGGTGGTAGTGCCTGACGAGCTAGCGGCCATCGTAGTGCCCGGATCGGGTCAGGACAGTCACTGGAAATACGCTGTCCAATCAGGTGACGACGGAGAGTCTGTCCTGCGCAAACTGTTGATATTCGGGCGCGCGCAGGGACTGGAGTATCAGGCACGATACGACGCCTCAACTGACACGTGGTACGTTGAGGCGGTTGAGGAGGACGCGGATTACTGGACGCTGTCGCCCACCGACCACGACCCGAGCAGCAAGATCATCCGATATCAGACTGCGCAGGTGACGGTGTCACCCCCAGAGGCCAACGTACTGTACGTCGCGACGAGCGCTGGCGGGAGTGGTGCCGACAGCAAACAGCGGACGGTTGTCGTGACGAACTCCGACAGTCTGACGGATAGCCTGTCGCTGGACTATCTGGGCAGGGCAGTGGTGCTGGGGGTCCGGGCCGACGGGCTGACTGAGCAGCCTGACCTGAACCGTGTTGCGCGCATGGTCGCCGACAGGGTGATGCACCGCGTTGGCCGAGTCGAGATCACTGCGCCGTACTACGTTGGCGAGTTTGTCCCGCGTGCACGTGCGAGGTTTGAGGGCAGTACGCAGGACTGGTTCCTGAAACGGCGTACTGTCAAAATCCTGAGCGACACCGAGCGGCGTGTTACCTACGAGCTAGAGACCGTGTTCGAGGAGCCGATACAGTGAGGACGAGGTTGGCGCGTCAGATTCACAGGCGTCAGGCGGGAGCAGCAGTCGCAGGCGCTGAGCTACACGAACAGGACCTGCTGGGGTTCGGCGGAGCTAGACAGCAGTGGCTGCAGGTACTGCGCGCGGCTGACGTGCCGACCGATACGGTGGAGGAGGAACTGAGCAGCAGTGTCGGGCTGCTGCACGTGGCAGGGTTCTCGCGGCTGGACGGTTCCGACGTTCTGGGTTGAGCCATGGCCGCGTACAAGACAGGGCGCGCTCGGACCATCACCATATCCGGTGAGGCGAAGGGCGAGGCGTGGATAGGGTTCGGTCTTGTTGGGTGCGCTTACTCCATCATGGTCGAGGCATATTGGCTCGGTGTGGCGTCGCCGTCGCTGACCCGCGTCTACGGCAAGGCCGATTACGTATCGTTGGACGCCACTGCAGACGCGCAGTACGGGGCGACCGACAGCGATAGCGACATGACGCCGATGACCACTGCTGACACCGTGGCTACGGCCACATGGTCCATGTCCATCGAGGTCGAGGAGTGGGTAGAGCTGACCGAGAGCTCAACCGCTCCAACCTACGGCGGCTCTGCGGTTGACGGTGATGTTCCGGGGCTGGCGTCCGTCCGGTTCTTTGAGAAGACCCGCAGCGGCGGTTCGGTTACGTCTACGATCTCGATCTCCGACGGTACGCGCTCGGCCTCCGCAACCACGACAGGCACGCTCCCGGGCGAAGCGGAGCTGACGAGCTATACGTGTCTGGTCACGCTGACGGCAAGCGCAGACCTTCACGCTCAGGCGGCGACCGTGGAGTGGGAGTACCTGTTCGCTGAGGGGCCGACGTACTCGGCGTCACGGTCCGGTATCTCGGCAGCATCGGGCGCGGACGGGGCCAACGTCACCATCACGGACAGCGCAGGCGCGCACAACGGGCAGATCAGGGTCAGCCTCGCGCCTCCGCGTGGTTGGAACCTGTCCGGGGTTCTGCGTGCCGACAACCACGCGTATGACGGCGGCGGCACAGTTCGTGTGCATCGAAAATGGCGCGAGGACTATCACGAGGTGGCCGTCAGCGGCGGCGCATGGTCCTACGGTTACGATCAGCAGGCGCATGGCGTGTCCTGCACGCTCGACGGCTACGCACAGACGAGCTACTCTCTGTACGAGTGGGATGACGTGTATCACTGGTTCGTTCCGCCTACCGGAGAGCAATCTGACCAGTGGCGGTTGCTGCTGCGTGGTCCCTATTATCTGGCCGGCACAGTCGTACAGGCCGACACGGTGGTGCTCGACGGTGGTTTCTCATTCGGCCCTGGCGGCACGACGCGCACATTCTCACCGCCGAAATCGCTGGCCGGTTATCGCTACCTACTCGTGCAAACCGACCAGGCGGACAAGCAGGTAACTCTCACTATCGGCGCGAAAGCGTGGACCGTGCGGACCGACCGCAGCGGGCTGGCAAGGTTCGACCTGTGCGTGCCGAGCAATCTGGCAACCGATACTGACGCGCGCGACAGCCGGTGGCCGGTGCCGACTGACGTGGACACTGTCACGGGCGATGGCGCGATGTGGGGCGTTGTCAACGTGAGCACCTACACGCTGGCCGCCGAGGCAGGCGTTACCTGCGCGGTGGGCTCGAACGGCGTCTACCTGTCACGCGATACGTGGGCCTCGCCTCCTGCCGGGCATAGCCTGCTAAACGTCGTTTCCCCGCACCTGTACTGGGTGCCGAGTGGCGTTTCCGGCGAGCAAAAGCGGCCGTTTCTGAGGGGCGACACCGACGGCAGGCGCAGTCTCGACGAGGCGGACTATACGGACGCGTCCGGCAGCTACACGGCAGAGACGATCGGCTGGCTATTCTCGGCGGTCAACGCTGTGGACAGTGGCGTAACGCGCAATCCCGGGTGGACGGCAACGCTCAACCCTGCGATTGACGTGGCTGACGGGGCAGATGGTGACAACTGGTTTTACGGGCTTTTGAACAAGAATCGCAACGCCATGTGGCTGGAGGGCGGCGGTATCAGTTATCGCAACGGCGCGTGGTCCGACGGGCTCGACCTGGACGTGAGCTCGGCGCGCGACCTGTACGCACAGATGCTTGTAGACAAAGTGACGCTGACGCCAGCGTGTGGTGACGTTTTCGGTCTGCGGACCGGCGCGCATCGCTGGGAGTATGGCAGTACGGCGGCAGAGGCCCGCGCCGAACTTCGGGCAGGCCGACACATGCGGGGCGTGTCCTGGGGCGTCGTGGC